CTTTATTTGGTTATTTTACCTGGCACTTTGATGCCGTTAGCTTTAAGGAAGTTAGGGTCATAATAAGTGTCAATTGCATTCTGTATCTGGCTTAGATAACTATCATTGAATGCTTCACCATTGATGTATTGATTTTCTTTTGTAGGATCACCATCATATAGTGATTGTGCAGTGCTTTTAGCCCTTTTATTCTCAGCTAATGCTTCAGCATCTTCTTTCTTAATTTGCTCATTAATGTATTGTGTGGTCTTACCAGCTCCCACCTTCAAGTCATCAAACTCTGCTAATATATTAAGAACAATCTTAAAGAAAGTCGGAGACTCAATGAGCTTATATAATTGTTGCGCTTCAGCTCGTACCCACCCATAAGGTCCTAAGCCTTTACTGGTCTCCTTGAAGAGTGCACTTCTCAAAACACGTGTCCATGGGTATAGCATTATTAACTTTCCGTTATCGTTAAATACCCTATTTTGCAAGAAGAACGCTCCATATTGTTGTTTGTCAGGATGGACTTCGAATCCTAACAAAGACATATCCTTAACATACCTATCATGATCAAAATGCTGAGGATCATATATAAATAGGTTGTCGTCACCCATAACTAGCATAAACCATCGGCTTGAATACGCAATATCTGCATATTCGGGATTCTGCTTCATTAAACAGTACAATGTGATAATGGCATTGATGATACCACCTCCCCTGTTGGTATCAATGAAGCCTGAAAATATACGTCCGTATATCTCTTCTAATTTACCAGTCATACCATTGACTAACCATGTGCGAGTCATTAAACATGCACGTTTTAATGCTATCTCTTTAGACCTTGAGCCATTGGCTTTAAGCATGCTAATTGCTCCCAATAACTTTATCCATTCGATATTAACATGAAGATCGTATTTACGCTGATCCCAGTTAGCACATTTATAGCCTTTCTTATTACACGTATCCACAATGTTTGTTAACACTTGTTTAAGGTATGGTGCATCATTATATCCGGCAAATAATGAACATTTACTTTTATAGGTATCAATTTCCACACTCTCTAGTTGATTTAGGATTAGATTTGGTATCCTGGAGATTGCAACTAGAAATCTACCTTTTCCCCTTTGGTTTCTACCATAAGCTGTGCTTATATTAAACTTGTATATGTCTTCAAGTGGTAGTGCTTCCGCTTGTTTAAGCGTAAGCTGAGCATATGTGTCTACACTGTATCTTCTTTTGAGTGCAGGTGGAATTTGAGTTTTATCGTTCATCCAATATGGGAATGAAACGTTAGTATGCTTAGTCATGAATGGCAAATTAATTTCTTTAAATTCATGCGAAGCTCGTACGAATGGCAACTCCGAACATATTAACTCCACTGCCTTTTGCAAAGTTAAATCATGTTGTAACATTCGTCTTAGATTAATTGGTTTGGTAGGCTTACCATATTTCTTACTAATCTCTAAACGCTCTGCCTCTTGTCCAGGTTGTATGTCACGCATATCCTCCTTTAAGTTATCCCAGCAATCCACATCATAGAATTGCTTGGAATCAATTGGTAAATCAAAATTATACTTTCCATCTTTACCATCCAAGTTATACTTGGTTAGAAGTGTTTTGCACGTATCGTATAACCACTTCTCTGCTTTAGTAGTTGGTGAATCTACTTTAAGCCTTTCCCCATGCTTAAGATCGCCGAACCTCTCAAGCATATTCTTCATAATTGGGGTCATTGCAACTTCCTCCTGTTGCTTGCAAGCTAGTTTGGAAACTTCGAAACCACGTGTCATGTTTGCAGAAGAAGTGTTTGGCTTAACGACCTTCTTCATTTCCTTTTCAATTAGATCATAGTTATTAATGATCTCTTGAATTAAACCTTTTTGCATTTTATAAAGTCCTCCTTATTTAAATTACAAATAAATGAAC